CTTTCAGAAGTTACTCTTCTCTTACCACCTTTCGGCTTTCGCTTCTGAACGAAATACTTTCTACCAATATACTTTCTACCAGTGAGTGTATTCTCAATAAGGTATAGGAACCCATAAGAATCCTTTATCTTCTCTGTAGTAAAAGGACGACCTTTATACATCCACGGGTTCTCGTAATCTACCACGGTAAGTCCTAGTTGCTATAGTATCTATGAGAGATCAGATAGAGCAAATCCTACTTGAGTTGTAAATGTATCACCCAAATCATTCACGGCTTCATATTGATAGTTAAAAATACTGTCTAATTTTTGTACTGCTAGACTGAGAAGACCAGTAGAAGTGAATCCAGTAGGTGCTGTGTTAGCAGTTACAGCAACTGAGGTAGATACTATTGATGTAAAGGCAGCACTAGATGTGGTGTATCCAACAGCAGGGAAAACATATTCCACTTCAAGATCCCATTGGACCGCAAAGCCCGTACTATTAGATATTGTTGGAGACACGCTCACTAAAGTCTTGTCACTATTCGCAGCGTACATTTCTTTATGTCTTAGATACTGTATATAGGTCCTTATCACCCTCGACAAGGCTGAGTCTACATAAAAAAAGCCCCCCTGTCAAGTAGGGGGGCGTTATAGTGTCTATAAATTACTCAGTAGGGGCAGTATCTGATAGTAAGTAATCAGCAATAGAGTCCAAATCGGCTGCTGCAACAGACATTTTAGCTTGAACCCAAGCTGGTAGCTGCAACATCTTGTCTCCATCAATGTACGTCTTGATACGTAGACAGGCATTCTCTGCCGTAGCGATCTGACGCAATACCATATACCCCTCAGGATCAGCTTCCAATCCCTGTGCTACCTCCTTATGACCCTCAGAGAGGCTCTCTGGATTGTCGATGGAAGCTAGAATGTGCTCAGCAGACTCAACACTCATACCTCTTAGGATGAGATCAATCTCCGTGATTGTTGATGCGTGACC